TCACCGATCCAGCCGTCCGAAGTTCGATCTCGATCTGGGAATGCATCGTCTATCTGCTCGCGTAGTTGGATGGCAGACTTACTCAGACGGGGCTTGATGCTCATCGCTAGCGCACTCCCATATCTTCTTATCGTTCAATGTCAATTCTGCATGATCGCATGGAATAGGTGCAATGAATGCATCATCTACTGGATCGTAGGTATAACCGATCCCTGCATAGTTATATCTAAATCCGTTAGTAGCAGCGTTGTAGCTTGTCTTAACCCAAGTACCGCCAAGATTATCCATAAGCCATGAATAGCCTTCGTCGCCTGCTGGATCGTTATTGTCTCCGACAGTTACTCGAATTACTTTATTGTTTTCGTCTAATTCTGCCCAATGACTCATACTGGATACCTCACAATGACAATTCCAGAACCGCCAGCGCCGCCAGATCCTCCACCGCCACCAGTATTTGCGGTTGCATTGCTTCCGCTTTGATTTGATGGACTTGTATTGTTACCTTTTCCACCGCCGCCGTAGCCAGCCGTCCCCGATGTTGCTGAATTATAAACAGCACCAGATCCGCCACCAGCGTAGTAAACGGTTCCCGAAACATTTTGACCTGTAGTAGTTGCCAATCCCCATGATGAGTATGTTGATACACCATTACCACCATTACCAGAAGAAGAGCCGTCGGTTCCTGCGACTGCTGAACCACCGCCGCCGCCTGCTGTAAAAGATCCTGATGTCATTCCCACGCCGCCATCAAAGCCTTGGCTACCAGTTCCCTTTGGATTACCGTACCACGATCCGCCGCCTGAACCGCCAGATCCTCCAGATCCTTGAGCGCTAGCATCATTTGCTCCACCACGTCCGCCACCGATCGCGGTAGTTAATCCTGTAAATGTCGTATCAGTACCATTTGTTGAGGTGTTGGTTTCTGCACCATTGTCTACATAAGCGCCTGTAGTGCCTCCACCGCCGATGACAATGTTTTTATTTGCAGATAAAGCCTGCGATGCAAGATATACAAGGCCGCCTGCTCCACCGCCAGCGGCACGAGATGGTCGTCCGCCAGATCCTCCACCGCCAATAATTAAAACGTCGCAGGTCAAAGTGCCGCCTGAAATCCCTAGCGTGCCATTGGCTGTAAATACTCGATAGTTATAGCCGCCCGATGTGTATAAAGTGCCACCTGTTACTGTAACAGATCCACCGGGGGCTAATAATCCAACTAGATTGTTGAGCATTAGCCAATTGCTCCGACGCAATACCAAGAATCTGTGCCTGTTTTAATTACGGCAGCTGCTTTATATTGAGCAAGGGTTGGAGAGGCTGCGACTGCACCAGCGCTAAGGATAGTAGTAGTGCCAGGAGTTACTGCTGAAATAGTTACAGCGCCAGCGCCGATGTTAAGAATGTTCAATACTGTACCAATAGGGAATGCAACCGACGCGTTAGTAGGGATCTTATAAGCAATCGCTGTTGCCTTGTTCATAAGCTCTAGGACCTGATAGCCATCGGCAATGACGGCCGTGTAATCGGCAGTTTGAGCTGCGCCTACCTCAAAGGTTACTAGCCCGTTATAGTCCGCGGCTGTGAAGATGTCGCCTGTTGTCGCTGGAAAGCCTGTTGCCATGATTTTCTCCTAGTATCCCATTATGGATTGTCCGATTATACCGTAAGTCGATGATCCGATGATGAATCCCTCGACTATAGGCTCAAGTGTTGTTACTGTGCATTTCATGCTGTTAGGGGTTATGTCCCAGTTAAGACCCTGCACCTGCAAAATCTTCACAATTGTAGAGCCGTCTGGCTGTACGTTAGTAATCTTTACGTTGTCAAAATAATCAAGCCCAATCATTGTGTCAGTCGGTACGGCTGTGTCTAATAGATCAACCGTCATTGCGTCAATGCGAATAGTAGTTTCGGCACGGGTAGCAACGTAAATTTTAGCGATGTCTAAGACTTGAGCATCTGTCTCTGGGATCATCTCTGTGACAGTAGTGCCATGAGGGAAATACTTAGCCGATGATGTTGCATCTGTTGCAGTCTGTGCTGTGCCGCCAATGCGTGTCATGCTGGCTTGGTTAATGATGAGCTTGTCATCGAAGGCGTATTTAAGGTCTGAGTACGGGATACCTGTAGTCTGATTAAACTCAATAGGTGCAGCCGCTAGAGATCCCACGACATCGGTGCGATCCTTAAACTCTGCCGTGCCATCTGTGCGGATAAAGAACGCACCCTGCTCTGCGAACTCTGCCGCCTTGAGGGCTGCAAGGGCTGGACGAGCCGTGCCGGGATCTGCCTGGACTGTCGTTGATCCTGTGTCAGTAATTCGCATTGAGGTAGGGAATGAGACTTGATCTAGGATCTTTGTAATTCGCGTGCCTGTAGTCTGGCCAGCCGTTGCACCTGAGACAGTTGCCACGTTAGCCATCTGAAAGAGTCTGAATGCATCGCTGCAGATGATATCGACGTAGCCGATCTCTTGCCCTGTTGGATAGTAATACTTATAAGAATCGACATAGCCTGAAAAGAGAAAGTGCTGAGTCGTTGCCGTAGTTGCAGCTACGCGGATCTTTCTTAGTGGAGTCAAATAGCCGAAATAGGGACTGGATGTATTTTGAGGGTTGAAATATGAGTCAGGGTCTAGAACGCGAACTGTGCAATTGCCAGCCTCGTAGGTGTCTCGCATGACGTTACGGCCACGGCTGATCTTGATGGATCGAGTGACATCGCTAAGATCGACTACTGGATCAGGGACTTCTGTCGCTGCGAACTGAGATACGCCGATAACGCCGTTGATAGGGTCGCCGATAGTAAAGGGATACCCAAAGGTTGCTCCCTGACTAAAGTCGAATGAGACCGAGATAGTGGCTGGGAGTGTCATCGAATTGAAACTGATCCTCTAGAAGCTACTCGATTAACATCGCTGAATGTGCCTGATAGTGACTGATTGACTTGACTTTCAGTAATTGCTCCAGTCACCGCGTTGCCATCAAGATAGACCTCGATGTTGATAGCCTGCTGATCTGCTCGCTGATAAGAATTGACGGCAGACATTAACTCCATTTGTGCATCTGAGAATGTAGAAGATGGGGCAACTGGAGTCGTGCCTAGAGATGAGACTGATACTCCTAGTGAAGCGGCTGTCCAACTTAGAACGTCTGCAGGGATAACCCAATTGCGATAAGGGTTAGGTGCCTCTGGAGTCGTAATTAACATCTGTCGAAGTTCGCTCTGGCGCTTGGTTGCAGCGTCTAACTGCTCGGCTAACTTGGTTGCTAGGCTTGCATTGCCATCGAGGATAGCCTTCTGCAATAGCAAGGATAGGCGATCGGTCTCGCTGATCTGACCCTTTAGCGCTGCCTCAATACCAATTGCCTCGATGTTTAGAGCCTTAGATGCCTTCTGCAATGCTAGAGACTTCTTCTGTGTGTCCAAAGTCTTCTTCTGTAAAGCTGCTAATTCTTTAGCACGCTTGGCTGCTGCTGCTTCTGCCGCTTTACGAGCTGCCTCGTTAGGATCGATAAAGACTCCGCCAAGCGCAGATGATGGATAACCGCCCATTCCAGGCTTGGTCTGAGATCCTAATTGAGAAAGTGCCTCATAAGCCTTAATTATTAAACCTGTATTTGGGATGTTTCTTAAAATTGTTTTTTGATTACGAGATAGAAAATCAATTCCCGGAATCTGTTTAATCTTATCAATCAGAACGGCAATGCCATAGATTGCATCTGAGACACTTGATGAAAATTCTAACATCGAATCGGCTAGAGGCTGGATCGTGTTACCTTCACCTGCGAGTAATGAGAGGCTATCGACTAGGCCTTTACCTATATTTTCCTGAGCCTCACCTGCAGCCGTAGAAAGAATCTGCATCTTGCCTGCGTAAGTTTCAAGATAGGCAGCATTAGCGCCAGTAAATTGCTTAGATAGTCTTGCTTGTACATCTGCAAAACTCATGGTCTTTAATTCGGCTTGAGATATACCTAGCGAATACTTACGCAGTCCACGAGTCTGGCCTACATAAGCCATGCTGAGATCGTTGACTACGGTCTCGAAATCAACGCCCGAACCTCGTGAGATATCTAGGGCTTGAGTAAGTAATTCTGTGGACTTAGAAACTGAGCCCGTGGTCTGCAATAGTTTCTGCATCGATGGGCGAAGTTGATTGTCTGTAACACCAGAAGCGCGAGATAACTGCGCAATAAATTCTTCAATGCGTGGAGTCTCAAAGGCTAAGCCTAAGTTCTTGACAGATTGTGCAAGACGTACTGCTGCCTGCTCGTCTTCGATAAATGCCTTCGCCGCATTCTTGGCGAACTTGAGAAGCTGCTGGGCTCCGAAGGTTGCAGCAAGTGCGCCGCCTAACCTCTTAACGCCTTTTTCTAGATTGCTAGTAGCCTTGCCAGCCTGATTAAAAGCCTTCTGGCCCTTGAACTCACCAATAATCGGAATGCGTAACTCAGCCATTAGATACCTCTCGCATTAAACTTAGCGGCAGCCTTTTCAAGTGCCTTGATTACGCCAGCCTTGGCTTTGCCTTGATCCTGCTCATAAGCCTTAAACATTGCACGGCCTGCCATCTTGGCACGGCCTGAAAGAGTGCCTTGAAATCTAGGGGTGAAATTGCCAGAGATCCCAGACTTGCGTCCAGCGGTCTCAACGATTGCGCCAGCGGCTGTCTTATTGTGGATCGAGACAGTTTGCACCCAACCTTGGCGATTAGGCTTAGTAGGTGTCAGCTTATAACCTACACCTCGACGTGCTTCGCCTGCGTCATACATCGGGAACTTAGCAGTCTTTACTTCATGTTTAACAAATCCAGATGGAGCTTCCGAATTGGATGGGAGAAAGCCTCTAGCCTTTTTGACTAAGGGCTTTAAGAATCCCACCATCTCTTCACGGGTTTCTTTGTCAAGATCGGGCGAGAATTGCTTGAGAGCCTTGCGGAGTTGGCTAGCGCCTTTTAGCTCTGTAGGCATCGCTCTGCTCCTTCGCTCGGTCTTTCAATGCTTTCAGTAACATCTGAAGCATCGATGGATCTAAATCTATTAAAGATTGTGGAGGGATAGCCGTCTCAATGCTCAAGCGAGCGATGAGATAGTGGATGCTATCCCTGCCTAGGCCAAAGGGTCAGACTCTGCAACCTCTACACTCTTAAGAGTTTCGAGAAAATCTGGACCGAATGGCTTGACTGTGGTTCCACTTAACCTAAGGCCTTCCCATGCAAGCCAATACACATCTGTCTGCTTTTCATCGTCACGAAAGGCACGATGAAACCCTTTTTTAGCATACAACTCGAACGCGTACTCCAATCGAGGAGTGATCTCAATTTCGGTAACGCTGTTGTCTGTCGTTGTGACTATTAACTTCGCCATGCTGTTGCCCCTTTATCTAGTTATCAGGAAGTTGTGACTGCTACTGTACCAGAGACGTTCCATGTTACAGACTGTGTGCCAAGGTCTCCGACTGCACCGTTGATGTCGGTGAGGTTATTGACTAGGCATGTCATTGTGTAAAGTGGGTTAGTCGCTGATGTTGCTGCAGATGTCTGCTTGAGTGTTACGGTCGTGTTGGTTCCGTAAACTGCCTGTAAGGTTGCGAGAACTTCGCCAGCCGATGTGTCATTAAGGAAGTCGATAGTAAGTGAAGCGGCCTCTAGACCTTTTACGAACTTATGACCTGAGTCGCCCATTGCGGTGACTTCAAGCTCATCGAATGCGCGGTTAAGTGTGATTGATGTGACGTGATCTGATAGATCGACAGAGTTCACAGTGACTTGAACTCCATTGTTTAGAAATACAGCCATTGTGATTATTCCTCGTCTTTCTTGGTAGGTGCTGGCTTAGGTGTTGATGGTGCTACCTGCCCGATCTTGATCAGGAAGGCTTCTTGCTCTTTTTCCCACTCGGACATTTTAGCTCCAACTCGTTAGGACTGAGATATTGATATTGCATGTTAAAAGATCACCCGATACGGCGCTGAGTACGGCTGGAGCCGAGACCTCAGTTACGTTGTAGGTGTATGAAGACGCCGCGAGTAGGTTAAAGACTCGAATTATGTCATCTTCAATTCCATTGAGATTGCCTTCATTGTCGAGCAAAGGCACCAAGATCGACAGCTGAAAGTGCGCCATTGGCGAAATCGTTGCATGCCATCCGTTAGATGGTGAGATGTAAGGATCTGCCGGGCTTACGATCACGCTGTTAGCAATAGGGGTCGCAGGTGGAAATGCGAATACTGAATACTTTGTGTTATCTGTAAGTGCTGAGGCTAAGCCTGCGCGTAGTGTTGAGATGGCAGACATTAGCCCACCATGGAACGCGGATCAAGATAAGGAGCAAGAAGGCCTCGGACTCTCGCGAGGAGTGTGTTACCCATCCGATACGGCGAAGGTGCGTAGCCATCGATCGTGACGCCGCCGCTTGATGGCGCTTGGCGCGATTGCCAGATGTCAATCGAGATCATGAGAGATGCTTCTTGAATTGCCGGAATCGTTGTATAGTCTGTGTAAGTCTCAGCTGCTGCAATGCCATAAGGATTAACCTCATGGTAAGGATTATTATTACCAGCCGTTATTGTAATACTAAAATCATAAGTACTGACTGCTGTAATTGTCTTTGATCCATTGAAGCGGCTACCTGCTCCGCTAATTGTCACAGTCTGACCTACATAAAAGACTTTATCTATAGGTACATCAAAGTAGAGAGTGCCAGTAGTGCCATCGCTGGAATGCGCGATGATTGACTGCTGGTTCTTCCATAGAAAGGGCAAGAGAACGTTATCTGCGGCATCTACCACTTCTTGAAGCGTGGCGTCAGCGTACAGCGACCCAACACCTAGCGCGGTGCGAAGTTCTGCAATCGTTGTCAATGCCATGCTCTTAGCCTTTCTAAAGACTGGCAGGGTAGAAGGGCACTACCCTGCCAGCGACTTAGGGTGTTATCAGGTTAGGTTAAACCAGTTCGCGCCAGCCGCTAACTTAGTGGCAAGTGCTCCCTGACCGAATAGCAAGATATCTACTGTTCCGTCAGAGTTGATATTTGTGCGAAGTTGCTGACGTGCGCCCTCGTACCATGTGTAAGCATCTGGATTTACGACAGCCATTGAGTAATCTGCTGTACCGACTCCTCCAGAGCCCTTCATGTAGCGAGATACGCGAAGGTCAAGACCTGCAACATTACCGCGAAGTGATGTAGGTGTAAGTGCACCACCTGCATTCTGTGGATTTGCAGCGATGTAGATTGGACGTCCGGCATCGTTGTAGCTCATGATGTTAGCCCATTGTTCTGGTGTAACGATCATGTTGCGAGCAAAACCAAGTGATGCTGAATAAACTGCTGCTGCTGCGCTTGATACGTAGGATAGAAGTCCAGTCGCTGAGTTAGCCTGTGCTGTTGCGTTGAGTGTTCCTGCGCCTTGGACAGCGGTAGTTACAAATTCTTCAGTATCCTTAGCATAAGCGTATTCCATCTGGACAAGAAGCTCGTCAAGAAATGCAGGTGTTGAATTTGTTAGAAGTTCGAGGGTAGTGATTGCGCGACCCTTGAATGACTTCTTTGTGACTGTGATGTATGAGGCTTCAAGTTGTGACTCTGTTACTGCGCCATTCTCGTCGATCTGATCAACAAGAGGAACCTCAGTGATCTTAGGCAACTCAAAAGTTTTTCCAAATTCTGGCATTGTGCCACGGCTGATCGAATCGATGAACGGACGATCTGCGTTAGAAAGGAAGTTAAGGAGCTGTGTGCTTTGTGGTGTTGGGATAAATCCTGCACCTGTTGTCTGATCGTTGTCAGCAGCGCGAAGCCATTGACGTGAATCTTCATCACCAAAGAGGTTAGCCTTCAATGTGTTTTCAAGGTAGTTACGCTTTGTAACTTCGATGCGTGGTGTTGTGTACACCATTGCTTGGACAGTAGGACGAGCAGCTTCTACAGCCGCAGCCTCTACTGGTGTTGCTTCGACTGTTGTGTCTTCCACGACTGTCTCGCTTTCTGTAGGTAGGGGTTCTTCTACGGCTTCTGCTGACGCTTCTTCCGCTGCGATCTCCAATACTTGAGCCGACTTAAATGCAGGCTCAGTTACTAGAGAAACTTCTTTTAATTTAGCCGCTGTAACGACTGTGTGGCCGTCGCGTGATGGCTTTGATGAAATAATCTCTGCGCCGATAGAAAGGCCAGAGACAAGGCCTTCGCTGGCCATGACAAGCGCGTCAGTACCGGCAGTTGAGCGAGATAACTTGAAAGTAGCGTAAATGCCGTCGTCTTTAATCTCGCTAGTTGTCATGCGGCCAATCGGCTTCTTCATGTCATGCTGGCTAAATAATTTAATCTTACTAGGGTCTTCAATCTCAATAGATCCAGACTCAAAGGTGTACGCGCCAAGGTTAGTCTGGCCGACTTCGCCTGTACCTAGTGGCACGATCTTTCCAGATATCTCGCGGCGATCTTCGCTGCACTCGATAGAGGATGCTTCAATGTATAGCGTCTCCATTAGTAATCACTTCCGTTAGGTGTCATGTCTTCCATCTCCATCGCTTGCTCTGTTGTAATAAGGCCAAGGCTCAGCATCTTTTCAATGACGAGAAGTCGCTCCATAGGTTCTACACGTAGGAACGAAGAATCGAGGTCGAACTTTACGAAGTGTCCAGCCGTAGATATATCGTCCATGCTTAAGCGTTCTTCAATTGCGCAGATGTACGGCTGGAACGCTAGTGCAACGAGCTGCTTACGCTCGTCAATGATGTTGGCATAAGTCATTGAGGTATTCTGATCAGCTGAAAGGTAGTAAGCCGGTACGCCGCATAGTCGAGCGATTTCAGTAGCTAAATTCTGTACGGCCTCGTTATACATCATGTCTTTAGGGCTAAATCCGACTGTTTCGTAATTAAGAGTTGAAGTAAGATAAGCCGTTGAGCGATTTTGACGAGCAGTCTTGAAGGCTGCAAGTAGTCCCTGCACTTCTGCTGGAGGTAGGTCTGCGCCTGTGTTCTTGATGTAACCTGTAGGCATTGGAGTGCCTGCTGCTATAGCTGCCGCTTTCTGAACATCAATTGCGCTCTGAATTGTGCGTGATCCTGTAGTCAAGATGCCTTCATTAAATGCTTGAAATGTTACTAGAGATCCAAGGCCGGACATTGGACGAGGTGATCCATCGACGTAATACTGTGTAACGAAAGTGTTATGAATGTCAAGGTCGAAAGTAACGCGAGTGTTAGCAACCCAATCAAATGACGCGCCGCGACCATCTTCCTGATAGACCTCAACAATTTCGAGAAAGGCCTGACCATAGAATAGAAGGCTATCGACTAGCCAACTTAAGGTGACGAATTGTGGCTGTGATTTAGAAAGCTGGTGAACCCATCGAGGGGCGGCAATTTTTTCGCCTGTAGATTTCTTCTTATACTCAAGCGGAATAGATCCGACTGTGCAGAGCAAGTCTCTGCATCGTTTAAGAGCTGGAACGCTCATAGCGTCGCGACGAGCAATTACTGGGAAGGTGAAATTATAAATGCCATTAATGCTATCGCCCATAATCTGCGGCGCATATTGAGCTTCAACGGCTTTTGGCTTACGATCGAATAGACCCATAGACGGCAATTATACACTACATGTAGGTCATTCTGTGTAGATTGCCGCTATCTGTTGTGGTTTCATTAACATGCTTACAACCATCGCTAGAGA